TTACTTAAGTTTTCGTTGTTTTATTAACCAAATGCAGCCGAAACTTATAGCTAACACAGAAATTATAGGCAATATAAGATTGTAATAATAAATAGATTCCTTTGTTGATAGAATTAAAAATGATGACACTAAACTACATAAACATGTAAAAATCATAACATATATTGAATATTTTTTCTTTTTGTTCATAGAATTACCTCGCATTAATTTATATGTAGTTGTTACATAGTATACCACTTTATCCTTGTTACATTTTGTAATTTTATGCAACAAAAAAATAAGACCAGGTATTCTCACCTGATCCTATCTAAAACTATTCTTTTATTATTTATAACAGAAATCCTTTAGTTCTTTTTTATCTTTATTCCGTTTCTCAATTTTTTCAAGTAAATACTTTAAATCTTCATCATTTACATATCCACACATGCCTTGTGATAGGTTTTTTGTTCTAAAATCAATGTTTACCTCTTTAATAAACTTACTAATCCTAGTAAACATCTCAACACCCCCTTCTTCTAATCTATATTAGCATATGATAATAATGTTGTATTATGTGTATATTTTAAAGTTTAATTGTACATATCATTTGCCATAGATGATTTACTATTATTCCACAAATTATATTAATTAAAATAGTTACTAAAATACTCAATATCATGTCAACAGTATATTTATTATTTGCTCTGGCTAAATTTAGTTGGGTAATTGAATCTCCCTTAGTTATAGCAAAAGTAAACGTATCACCATACTCCATCGCAGATTCAATCACTTTTTTCCCCAATATAAATGCCACTCTTTTAACTATATTATACGTTATATATCCAAAAAAACAAATACATATTATACTTTTTAATTGATTAACAGTAATGTCAGAAACAACTTTTATAGATGTATTTGATAGGTAATACATGATCCATACTAATATGGTCCCTGCATATACAATTGGCGTTATGTATCTTATAGCATTAGCTATAGTTCCTTTATGCTTCCGTATAAATTTTAACCTATTATTAATCTGCTCTGATGCTATTAGTGTTTTGTTCCATTCTTCTACTATATTAGTAATTTCTTCGGCTAATCGGTGATTCACGAAATCCACTTTGCAAATAACTGGAGCTAAATTTCTCTCTACAGAATCCATGTCTTCTATTTCTCCACTTAGCAATAATTGAAATACCTGTTGAGCATTTAATCCTGAACTCATTCTCACCACTAGTGTGTGTTTTTGTGGAATTTCATAATTTGGTAGTTTTAATAAACAGTCCCATTTCATAATTACATTTTCAATAGCTTCAGGTATATCGAAATTAGTGTTTGTAAAGGAAAGCCAACTTCCAAAATTTTTAATCTTTCCATTATCAAATTTTATATCAATAGAGAATTCATTGGCTCCTACTATATAGTGCCCCAATTTATCTTCAACATTTTGATAGAGTAACTGCAAATCATTAAATCCTATCTGAACATCTTTAGGAAATACTTTTATCAAGCTATCAGGTTGTCCATTTAATAAGTGAAATAATGCCCTTATTTCATTTGGATCAAAACTATTCCATACTTTTGATTCATGTTCAGGATATCCTGATTGTATAATAACTTCATTATCCATATTCCCCTCCAGTATTACTCGTCTTTTTTCAAATAATATATAATATTAAAAACAATTAGTCAATATTTTTTGAACGTAATGCTAAATTATAAATTCGCAATTGCTCACTTATACTTCTAAAACAAATCTACGTTTTAGGCATAAAAAAAGAAGCTAGAGCCTAAGCCCTAGCTGGTACCATTAACCCTTTCCTTTTAGTCGCATTATCATATGTTACTTCTGCTCCTAGCATGTTAGCTAACTGGCGCATTGGGATATAAGTAACCCCATCCTTTGTAATGCTATCCACTTCAACTTCTTTTCCGTTTACATTAATCTTTTCTTTAACTAGCATTTCATCACCCTCTTCTATTTTATTCTTTACATCTATTAAAAAAGCTCTCCATGCTTGCTCATTGACTACATAGTAATGTGGACAATCCTTTTTAGTTATGTCGTAATGTCTCTCTACATCTACTAGAGGACTTAATTTATATCTAGTGCATAATTCTGCCACTAACTCAACAAGGCTCTTATACGTCAATTCTGAGAACTTACCACCCCAATCAGGATGACACGTTTCTATTCCTATTGCCATATTATTATGGCTATTGCCATGGTATGCAATTTCATCTTCTGGAACACATAAAACAACCTCCCCTTGTAGCCCTATAATGTAATGTGAACTAGCAAATATATAATTATCATATGCATTCTTCTTGCCCTCTTTAAGCCCTTCAAAGTAGTTACGATTAGCAATAGCTGAGCTACCTGCATTCCCAACCCAATGTACTGTTATCTTTTTAATATGACCTATTTTAGATCCAGGCCTACTGTACTTATTAATGGTTAATAGTTTTTGTTGTATCTCCATCTTTATTACCTCCTTGTACGTTTAAATCTGCAGCACTATCTATCTTGTCCCTAGCTATGTTAAGGGCCTTAACAATAAACTTAGGCAAGTCTATACCTGCTAAAGCTAAATTCTCTAGGTTACTAATCAACTCCCTAACAAAAATCCAAGCTAGTGTAAATGCAGTAAATATAATCTTAGTGGCTACATTTATACCCAATGTATCAGCTATAAGGACCAAACCGGAATCTAATATAAGAGTTAAAATAATAAGCATACACATACCTAGTTTCCGATATATACCTAGCATTACTTTCTTACTCTCTACTTTTTCAGTTTCGCTTGAACCTGCAGCATAGATTCTAGTTACTAGATCACAAAACATAGCTACCAGTGTTAATACTAGAAGTGGAGTAAATACCCCAAAGTAAGCACTAACCCAAATATAAATAGCTGTTACAACACCTGTTAAAGTTGCTTTTATATCGTTCATGATTTCCCTCCTCAGGAAAAAGGCATAAAAAATACAGCCTATTAAGCTGCTCCTCTATGCCTCGTATTTTATTATTTTTGTGTTACTTTAGGTGGAAAGTCTGTAATTAATTCTACTAAATCTAAATACTCTTGATCTGTAAGTAATCCGGCATTTTTATACTTACCTAACTTCTTAAGCATATCTTCTTGGTCATAGTTTTGGCTCCTAATCACGCTTTCACAAACAATATACAACATAATCATCCTCTCCTTTTATAGCATATCTATAATTTGTTCTTGTAAACTTAAAACCATTTTCTGAGTAGCGAGTAACTGTTCCTCTACTGTAGGCCCTGTACAATTATCAATTTGTTTTGGCGGTTCTTCGTCCACCCATTCTGTGCCTGTCCATTTAGGTTTACCCATTGCATTAGCAATCTGCCAATCGTTTTTTATAAGTTGCTCGTTTTCTTTAAGAGTATAGTGTAGAATATTATCATTTTCATCTATGCACACAAAAGCTGTCTTATATCCTTGCTCATTTATAATTATTCCAAACATCACTACACCTCCAAATCATATGGAATAACAGCAAACACATAATCACTTGCGCTGGCTGTGTATACATTTATGGTTCCGTTTGGTAGTATCTCTACGCTACACCCAGTCATAGCACTATTCCTAGCACCTACGCTATAACCTTTAGAAGGAATATATCCACTAGGTAATGTAGCTATAGCTGTTTGTCCTGCGCTAAATTGCCCCGTGCTTGGTTTTGCATTTATTACTAACTTGCACTCATTAAGTCCATTTTTTACTACATAAGACTCTAATGCTCCAGTAGCATAATCCACAAACCCAGAATTATACGGTAATGGAATTTGTGTTTTAGATTTTAAAACATTGATTTGTTCTTGTAAATCTGTATCTCTAGCTTCTACCTCTGTACACATAGCATTCATAACATCATATCTAACTGGTGTACTAGGTTCAAATCTAGTTAAAGCATTCATTATTCATACCCCCCTAAGCAAATATAGTTATTTCCTTGAACTAAAAAACACACCCTGTCATTTAAGGTGGGCGTGTATGATTTAGGCTTCTTATATGTGTTACTGGAATCCTCCCCATCAAATTGCACTTTAAACGGTGAGGTGCTTGTAACAGTTCCACATTTTAGTGTGGGTTGTTGTTTCTTTAGCTTTTCTATTTCTGCATTCAAAATAGCAAAAGAATCTATCATATAGCCACCACCTTCCTACTTTCGACTTTTGCTTGTTGTCCCACGGCGCATTTAAACGTAATGGCTGTTATGGTATATTTAGCGTTTATGTCTCCAACCTTTATCCATACATTTGGCATATATAAATTCATAACATCAGGATCTATTGCTGTTTCAAAGTTTAGATGACTAAACTTACTATTGCTTTCATAAGCATCTTTCTTAGCTATTGCTTGTAATGTGATTAAGTCGGTGGCTTCTACACTCTGTGCATCAACTATACTGCGTCCACGATTAACCGTAGATGTTGGACTGTCAGCGTTGTCGTTAGTATAAGTAAAGCTTAATGGAGTAGCTACGTCTAAGTTGTTAGTATAGCGTACAAATACATTAGGCACATTAAATAAATCTAGCTCATCCACCATGTCCGGTAAAATTATACTAGCTTCATTATCCTCATAGGTCTTAATGTGTATCCTGTCTGTCGGCAGTACATAAGGTTCGGCTTTAAATACTCCGTCCTTATCTACCCATAGGCTTGTATAGTTAATACTAGCAAGTAAGTCGTTAATAATCTCAAGTTTACTTGTACCAATTTCATAATTAAACTCACTATTAAGCGTTTTAGAGGAGTCAGTAATATTGTAGCTATTATTACTACCTATTAGTCGCTTAACCTCATTCACAACATTAGTTCCTACAACTGCTGTGTACCTAGTAGTCACTTTATCATCTAACAACATTTGCAATAGACTGTATGCTGTAATATTTCTAGTCTTTTTGGTTCCTGTAATATTTCTGCTAGGAGAACACAGCATAAACACTCCTAATGCGGTCTTAACTTTATTTAAAGTCATGTAAACCTTAATTCTATCCTTTAAATAATCAATGCTACTATCATCATCCATAACAATAGTAGCACTAGATTTTAGTTGGCTTAGAAATTTGTAAGAAATGGAGCAAGACTCTACATTATAAAGCTTCTTCTTGAATGTGTTTGTATCGTCTAGCAATTCATATTGGAAGCTTAAATATCTGGTAGACATCTTACTCACCCTCTCCATTAAATGTTAATGTTCCATCAAATCGATATGCTCCGTCAAAAAATACTACCGCTGTGTTGCCATCACCTTTATACATATCTTTTTCAATAAAGCTTACTTCCGTAAAAGTAAATCCTATACTATACAAGCTGTTAGTGATTGGTGTTTTTGTAACATTAGATGTAACTTTCCCATAAATCTTTTCCCCTCTACAGTCTCGATAAAGTATTACTTCGCTGCTATCAAAGATATCCATAAAGGCATCATATTCATTAGCTTCTACAGTAAAGCTACACGTTACAATCCTATATTTAACTTCTCCAATTTCCGGTTTAGGAGCTGTACAACCAGCATAAATAGTAGTAACTATCTGTCTAATTTCTTGTACCCTTACACTAGGATCACCGACAAACTCTATAGATTGCGTTAAGTCGTCGCAATTAGCAAAGTTAAAGTTGCTTATGCTAATACTTGCATTTACCACATCACTCTCTATAATTCCGCCTGTTGTTCCTATGGCACGCACTTTATAGTAATGTGTTCCACTACCTAGAAATTCATCTTCATAAGTAAAATTATTATCTAGGTTGTAGGCTATTCTAATCCATTCACTTCTAGGAGATTTTCTCCATATCTCTGCTTTTTCAAATTCGTCACTGTAAGCAATATTAAAGTTAATAACAATACTATTTTTATTAGTAGCATAAATATTTACGATAGGCTTGTTAGGCACCACAAACGCTGTAGTGATTGTTTTACTATCCCACGCTGACCATAATCCAAACTGATTTTTAACACGTACTGCGATTGTATACGTGCCATTATTGGTAAGTGCATAAGTGGATGTGTAAGATGTAGCGCTACTTACCACCTCGTTAGTATTTAATACCTCTGTTCCCGCACTATTGCTAATTTTAAAATGATAGCTTGTATAGGCATCAGAACAAGTCCAGTTAAACGTGGGAGTAGCACTATTATAAATACTTATATCTTCTAGCTGTGGTGTATTAGGGGTAGCATATGCCAAAAATGTTACAGTCTTAGTTGCTGTCCTAACCTCTCCCCAACTACTTGTATAAGTAATTGTTAATGTCATGCTTTTTGTTCCACTTTTAAGAGTTTTAGCTGGAATTACTAAGCTATCGGCAGTTGTGCCACTGTAACTTAAATTGTCCAAGCTTAAACTATATGACTGTTGATTTGTAGTAACCCAAGATACTGTGATATTATTGTCTGCATTTTGGTTTACGTTATCAGGCTCCAAAGATATAATACTAGGCTCTACTCTAGTTAATGTAGCCGTTGTGGTAATCTCCTTACTATCTCCACTTACACCAATTAACTTAAATGTCCATCCACCATTTGTGGTTAATGTACCTTTAGGAATAGTTACACTAGTTTCTGTTGTACCAGTCCAATTTTTTACTACATTACCATTTAAAATAGCTTGTAATGTCCAACTATCACAGGTTCCTTGCCAACTAACCGTAATATCATCATCTAAATTAGTGCTACTTAAAACTAAATTGGATATATCTACTTCGTTATATTCTATTGTAATATAAGGCCTATAAGTTTCCGTAGGATGTCTTGCACCATAAAACCTTGCAAAATCAGTGTTGGTATAACCATAAAAAGCATATGTCAAACTTCTTAATGTATATTCGTTTTTTAGATTTAACTCGTATGCAGTATCATGCTGACAATACAAAGGGCCGAACCATGTTGTCCCATCACCATATATAGTTATTGGGTAATTATTAGCACCATCGTTACACCTATAGCCGAGCTTTTTTAGTGTGTATTTGCTTATATTGCTAGGTATATCAAACACAATATTTACATCGGGATAGCTATACCCTAGCTTAAAGTAATCTTGCTCGGGATAAAGCTCTGGTTGTAAGCTACTTGTAGCGTATATTTTTAATGTTTTACTTGCCAACTACTCCACCCCCATTCTCATATTCACTTGTGCGTTATTGCACATTTCTACTACATCCACAAATTCTTTCACGCTGTTGGCTGGAATAGTGACATAAAAAGTGTTGTGCGTTTCACCACCGCTAACTAATTTCTCACTCTGTTGATTATTAATAATCTTCTCCCCACCACCAAAGTACATAAGTTCTCTACCTTTTTCACCTACCCAGTGCCATCCTTGACTAGCATAGTTAGTACCAGTAGCGTAACCACCGACATTAGGTGTAGCCATCGTTGTATAGGTGCTACCAGAAGCAGCTTTTTGTAATTTACCTATTTTCTCATACTGTTGCTTCAATGCCTGGTATTGCTTTTCACTCATTTCCGCTTGCTTATTACTATAAGCTTCTTCTAACTCTAACATCTTAGTTTGAGCATCAGCTTTAAGTTGTAACTTCTTTTCTTCATTGACACGATCTAAATCAACTTCACGTTGTAGTCTCTCTTTGTATTTATCAAGCTTTTCATTGTAACGCTTCACATCTTGTAAATCACTCATGTCGTACTTTTCTTTAAGTTCTTTTTCATACTCAGCTAGACGAGCATCCATGTATGATTTATAGACATCATCTAAACCCTTAAGCTTGTTTTCTAGCTCCTCTTGAATAGCTTTTATAGCATTTGCAGTAGCTTCCGCAGTTTCAGTTGCTTTTTCTCCCGTTCCGTCTATGTTAGTTTGTACTTCTTGCATTTTATCAATGCTTACACCAGGAATAAGATTTAAAGCATCTATTACACCGTTGCAAGCCTTAACTCCTACATTCTGTACGTCCGTGAAGAAATCACTCGCCCCATCAGCAGCGTCTTTAAAACCTCCCAAAATCATATCCATGTTTAAGGTAAGTACACCTAAAGCCACTCTTAAGATGCTTGCTATAACTTTTATAACAGGCTCAAGTACTAACTTAATACCTTCTAGCACATTCTTAAAACCTTCAATAAAACTATTCATAGATTCGCTTATTCTTCCAAAAACACCGTTAACAGCTTCAAATATTACGTCTAAAATAGGACTTAACAACTCTACAACCGTATTAAAAACCGCGATAACTGGCTCTATCCACGCGGTCATAATGTTTATGATATTTCCGATTATCGCAGCTACCTTGTTATACAAATTAGAAAAAAGACCTAAAACCGCATCAACCCACATAAGCATACGACTTATAATAGGCTCTAGCATTTCAAAAGTGGCAATTTGAACAGACTCCCATTTACTTTGTATACCTTTAACAAGGCCGTCTACGTTATCAGCCATAGTCTTAGCCATACGATCTGTTGCACCTGCCGAATTGTCTATTGCATCAGCGAGCTTGTTAAAATCGGCTTCACCGGCATTAATTACAGCTAAAAAGCCGGACATACCAGTTTTGCCAGCTATAGATTCCGCATTCATTATTTTTTCAGATTCACTCATTTGGTCAAAAGCTTCTCGTAAGTCTAAAATTACATCCTTAAGCTCACGCATAGAACCATCAGAGTTAGTTGTTGCGATATCCATTTCTCCAAAAGCTTTAGAACTAACCTTACAACCTGTTGCTAGTTCGGTAAACATACGTCTAAGTGCTGTACCGGCCATAGAAGCTTTAACACCACTGTTAGCCATAAGACCTGTCGCTAAGGCTACATCTTCAATACTATAACCTGCAGCACCTGCGGCGGCAGCACAATATTTAAACGTTTCACCCATCATGTCAACATTCGTATTAGAGTTACTAGACGCTTGGGCCAATACGTCACAGAATCTTGCTGTTTCTTCCGCACTCATCCCAAAAGCAGTTAAAGCATCTGTTACAATATCTGATGTTCTACCTAAATCACCATTATTAACAATAGCTAGGTTAGCAAGTGGTTCTATACCCGCTAACATATCTCCAACTTTCCATCCGGCCATAGCCATATATTCCATAGCTTCTCCGGCTTGACTTGCTGTAAGAACTGTATTTTTACCTACTTCCTTAGCCTTGTCACTTAAGAGTTTCATTTCTGCAGTTGTAGATCCACTAATTGCTTCAACTTTAGACATTTGCTTTTCAAACGCTACTCCAACTTGTACAGATGCTTTTATAAAGTCTAGAAGTGCTTTAGTGGCTATAGCTATACCAGCAACAGCTAACGCAACATAAGCGGCTTGTAGACCGCCCACGGCACTAACCTGGTCTATAAGCGTGCTCTTAAGACTTCCTAAGTTTGCACCAAGAGATTTAGTTGGGTCTAAGGCTCCTAACAATGCATTTTTTAAATTACCTAGTCCAGTTTGACCGTTTGCGCCAACACTCGTTAGACTTTCTTTTATCTTATTAAGTTCACTAGCTACATTTGTTTTATCAATAGCCACCTTAATAGATAGCGTAGCTAAATTTAAATTAGCCATTGTTATTCACCCCCTCTAACTTCTTCTTAAGACTTCTTAAGCCTTGTAAATCACACTCTTTAGTTGTTAGCCTTATACCATCAGCTAGTGCTTTTTTGCCACCATGGCATTTTAAAATGTTATTTATATAGGCATTGCGACTAAGCAAAGCGAACTCATAGAAGTCTAATTTTTTGACATCTAAATAACTCATGTTGCAATAGTCAGCTACTTGCTTGTAAGTAGCTACAACATTATCCTCGTACGTAAAAAGACTAGATATATCGTACTTTTTCCCCTCGTCATCATCTTTAAAGTGAGCAAAGGGGATTGTTAGTTTGGGTTTGCTAAAACTCCTTGGCACCACATAAAGTAATCTTGTAAAATTTCACCTTGTGTAAAAATGTCGTAACCTTGTTCGGCTAACCATTCTTTAGTAAATTCATGTTTTTCTACATTGTTATTAAGCACCTTAAGTACTAAGTCCCCAATAGTAGCGAGGGCACTAGCTACATTTTCCGTACTCATTCCGGATACTTGTTCACCTATTTCAACAAATACCTCCTGGCTACATCTTTTTACATGTACAATTTCTTTTTCTTCTTCATCTAACGCGATTTCCCATGTTTTAACCTTATTTGATTTCTTAGCCAAGTTATAAGCCACTAAAAATTCCTCCTTTATACAAATAAAAAAGAGAGGTTTCCCTCTCTCTTAAGCGCTTAATTGTGGTAACTCTTCTTCGATTATTACTAATGTTCCTTCAGTATCCTGTGCAAAGGCTTTAATCTCTGCATCAATTACGGTAGCGTTTTCTTTTTCAAAAGGTAAGCTAAATCCAGCTGTATTCTTACCTTTGATTGTCACACGAATATAGCAACCATCATCTTTTTTGTGTCTAAAACGGATAACGTAATATTTGCCGTTAGCGTTATCACGTCCACCAATTTTAGTAACACGTTTGCCTTTAGCGTCTGCTGTAGCATTTGTTGTGGTTACTCTAGCTGTTTCACAAAGCATTGCAATTATGTCACCATTCCAAGATAAAATTCCAGTTCCAAAGGTTACATCTTCTTTCGTGATGAAGCTCTTTACCACTTGCCCCTTGGAATCCTCTACATCTTTATAAGTAACTCCATACTTAAGTGTTGCACCACTATCAATATGCGCTACATTATTCGCATCTACTTCTAACTCCGCGTCTTCCGGTATAGCATTTGCATAAAGCATCATAAATAAATCGCCACTACCTAGAGTGACTTCTGTTGTATCTGCTAATTTATCCATTTAATTTCCTCCTTGATAAAATAGTATAATTTGCTTTTAATTTAAACATTTTTAGATCACCATCATACCAACACCCACCACCGTTTTGACTCACTTCTAAAATACCATTAGTAAGCGGTGTATCACCTATGGTTATAAGTAGCTCATCTAATTGCTCTTTTATTTCGTAGCACCTTAGTAAGTCGGTGTTGATGACTGTTAACTCAAATTGACTTTGCTCTTTCACACCATCACTTGTAAGAGGTATAAAGGTGTAACCTATACCATCTGTTAAAAGGGGCATAGGCATTATTTTAGTATTTGTTACTGTAGCTTTTAAAAGAGTTTTTAGTGTAGCATCATTTCTAAGTATCGTTATCAGCTCAACAAGTACCACCTAATCACCCCTTTAAAATATTTATAATTTCCGGTATATGATTATAAATTGCATCACGCAAAAAAGGGACTCCGGGAAAACTTCCGTGCCCCTCATGGAACGGTACAGCATATTCGACGTCAGTACCTACTGTGGTTGTTAAATCACTTACATCATGACTTATACTGGCGCTCAGTATACCACTACGATTATGACCTGCCATATTTTCTTTAGCTTTATTCTCTCCGAATTGGCCTACACGTTCAATTTTGTGCTCTAACATCTTATCTATTTCATCACTAACACCACTATTAATAATTATCGTAATATCACTCACTCATTACCACCTCTTTCAATAGTAACTGTGTAAGCCTACTGTCAGTATTAAATGAGTGTACTTCATAAGTTATATCGTTATTAACAATACGATAAGTGCCACACTTTTCAAATCCTTTAAACGTAGTTATACCAGTAGGTGCATACTTGCGATACACAGCGTCGTTAGTAACGGTAGAATAAAGCTTGTTAGATGTAGCCACGCTAATATCTTGTATAGGTTCCCACGACTCTTTCCACTGCCCTAAAGCATCTTGTACTCTTACAAGTTGTTCGAGCGTAAACTTTATATATCTCATAATAGCTTCGCCCTCCCTTTACCAATACAAGGTAAGCCTAAAGCTGATAGTTGGTCGTTAATATAACTAGGATAACCTTTTACAAATGTCTCAGACATACCGTTAGCTTCATAGTGGCTAGTTCCCTCGTGATTAAGTCTGTTAATCTTAATAATTACAATGTCCTCAATCACATTATCCCATATATCACTATATTCTTTACCTGTAGACTCTAACTCTTTCTTGGTTTTATCAATAAGGAGCTGTATAAGCACCTCATCGGTATTACCTGTTAGCGTTTTAATATTTTCCAACACAGCTCCTCACCAACCTCTCTATTAAGCTGTAGCTTTTGTCATTTTAATAGATTTAGTTTCATCTACAAGTGCAATTACACCATAACGAGCATAAACTACAGTGTTTTTCTTAGCTTCTACATCACGAGCTTGTTCAATAGATGCATCTTTCTTAACAAAGAATTTAACCGCATCTTTAGATGTGATGTAAACTGTATCAGCAGGTACAAGTTTGGAGAATAGTACAGGAATACCAGCAATAGTACCAAATTGACCAGTATAAAGAATTTCACCTTGTTTAGCTGCTTTAAAGTCTGCATCCTTACGAATTTCTTTTCTTTGAGTGTTGTTCATGATAACAAACATACCCTCTTCTACTTCTTGATCAATCACAGCTAATGCATCTACAATATCATCATATTTAAAAGCTGATGCTTTTGGCCATGTTGTAGCATTTGTGATTTTAGCTAATTCCGCAAAATACTCAGTCTTAACTTGATTAGCCATGAGTGTAGAAGCACCTGTTGTAGCAACATCCAAGAAGTATGGGTCTTTCATAACATCTTCATCAAGATACTTGAAAGTTTGTTGATAACGAGATACTACATAATCTGTGCCAACATAAACCACTTTACCTAGTTGAGCATCTGCATTTTTTGCACCAGCTGCTAATTTTTCTACACCACCAGAGTAAGTGTACTTGTTAATAGTTTTCTTCATACCTGCTACTTCTGTTAAGCTATAATCGATAGTCATTAAAGACTTAGCTTCAAGCTTTGTGTTTACCAGGTCAGTCATCTTGTTCTCAATTACGCTATTAGCATAAAGAGTGTGTGTAGGGTCTGCAAAGTATTGTAAAGATAAAATAGTATTTCTTGCTTTAGTAATAAACTTTTTCATGTAATCGCCCTCCTTTTGAGCATAAAAATAAGCGCCCTCTTAAGCGCCATAATAAGTTTTGTATAGTTCCGGATTAGATAAATAAAGCTTGTTTTGCTCAAATAATGGAAGCTTTTTAAACTCCTCTTTAGATACAACACCATCTTTATTATCGCCACCTCCGGCAGGTGGTGTTTTGCCTTTAATTCTAGTTTCTACTTCTGCTTTTACAGCTTCTTTAAATGCTGTTTCAAAGCTATTAATGTTAGCTAAAGTTACCTCTGCATCAGCACCAAGTAGGAAATTTGCAAAAGAAGTAGACAAACCTCTTTCTTTAAGCACATTCTCACATTCTAGCTTATCCTCAGCCTGCTTAATTTTAGCTTCTCTTTCTTCAAGTGCTGCTAACTTCTTCTTAGCTTCTTCTTCTGCTCTTTGGGTGGCGTCTAAATTAGCCAATCTAGCAGCTTCTGCTTTTTCTGCTTCTAGCTTTGCGTTATAGTCTTTTTCCCACTTAGCTTTTTCCTTAGCTAGTCGCTTAGCGATAATGTCATTAACTTGATCTTGACTCAGTTGCTTGTCACCTTGTTTGTCGTCATCATTATTGTTATCATCTTCACCAGCAAAGAATTGTAAGTTAAACAATGTAGCCTTAGTTACAGTTTTAAAGTATCTATTTTTTAATTTCATAAATTACCTCCGTTTAACGTCCGTAACGACTAGTTTCCATACTCAGTTTTAAGCCTTAAGTATGTTTAGGGCATAATAAAAAGCACTAGCAAGCTACTCTCTGCCACCTCCTAGTAACAGCTCATTCACTCATATAATCGCTAGTGCTTAATTATCAAATCTGTTTTAATAAATCTTCCTTAATCAAGTTAACATCTTTAGTTTGATTTATAGCGTGGCATTGCCGAAAGCCATAAACTAAAAGACATTCATCATTTTCCCACACCTCTATTTCGGGTGATTCACATTCATTAAGTACCTCTAAGGCAGCACACAAGTTAACAGTTACTAAACGTGTCTCTTTTTCTTCATACACGCCAGTCATAACAACGTATATTTTCAAAGCACCCCACCTCGCTCCTACTCAATTAACTTTTGATTTTCCATAATCTTCTCTTGTAGTTCAATGGTTTTTATCATTTCAGAGTTGATTTGCTTTAACTTTTCCAACTCTTCCTCAAAATTAGTTGTCATCTTAATACTTATCCCACATAGAAAACTTGCCATTACACAACACGCTCCTTTAATTTAGCTTCTTTAGCATACTTCTCAGCTTCACGCTTAGCATTTTGCCACATTTTAAAGTTTTTCTCATGTATCTTACCTTTACCGACGGTAGTTCTAGTTTTCAACATTGCCAATCTAGCTATGTCTTGTAAACGTCTAAGCTTTTCATCTGTAACCATCAAAATATGTTCTTTATTGCATCTTGGACATACCACATAAGTAATTTCTAGCTCGCCTTGCTGTCTTACTTTTATATCCGCTTCAAACTCATTGGCACAAACATCACACCTAATCGTCAACTCTTTCACCCTCATTCATTTCAACAATTATGCAACAGCGACAGTGTGGATGTAGAGGTGGTGGGCTTCCACCTTTTAAGCTAAAAAGCTTACCCTCATACTCGCTATAACACTCGTCACAAGCATCAACTTCAAGTAGCACCCTGTAGTATTCATATCCTCGTTCTATTGCTTTGTTTATTGCTGCACTATTAAGCACACGCATAGTCTCGGTTCTTACTAACCGCCTACTATCACTTAAGCCTACTTCTAATCTGCTAGCCAAGTCACGACTTACACTTTTCCAGTCCTTACCTAGCACAGCACTATTAGTAATAACCCTTGTAAGCTGTTCTTTAAGTAAGTCTTGCCTTTTCCAAATACGGTCACTAAATGCAGCACCTTTAAAGTTGGCATTAGCTACTTCATATGCTGTTTGCGTATTCAGTAAACTAAAAGAACCACTTAAGACTTCACCGCCGAGATAACGAGCGGATTCCGTGAAAGTGGTTTCGTATAAAGATTGTAATTGTGTGTTTATAATGCTTATTTCTTGTTGCCCTAAACTTGTAAGTATCTTATTTATTTGTTCTTGCATTACGATATATCGACCATACTGGTAGAGCTGCCATTGACTAATTGAGCCATTCTGCAACATCTTAAACCATAAATCATTTACTAATGCTTGAAGTTCTTTACTAGCAAGCTTATATATTTTAAGTATTTCTTTGTCCATTTTCTTAGTACCAAGTTTGAATTGATTTTCAATCAATCTTTCTTCCCAGTAGTTAGTTCTCAAGATCATCACCTAACATTCTATATGTGTTCATGAGTTCACGTTCTTTTTCACGCTGAGCATCACGCTTCTTTAACTCTTCGATAGGATTTGTGATTCCTGGTATAAGGCTTATTAGGGTTTCATCACTAATCAAGTCTCTAAGCTTGCTAATTGGGTCAGCTATTGATTCCAAACCTTGTGGGATGTTGCGATTAAACGTAATCTCTATATCTCTATAATCATAGTTGGTATCAATTCCTTTAACATTAAGTAAATGTACTATTTTTTCAAGTCGTTGCTGTAGGCCTTTTTTAAACTTCTTTTCTTTCTTACTCACCAAGTCCTCTGTAGCAAGTAAGCTGTAGAACACATGTGAAGCAGTCGTATGTGATACAAAAGCACTAGGGTCTAGGTTCGGAACTTTAGAAAGCTTGTGGATTTCATCTACTGTACGTTTCTTGGTGTTCTCACATTGCACATCATCAGCATTTTTAGTAAGCCATTGCACAACAGCAGCTTGGCCACTATCTCCACTTGTGGCTTGAATAATACGATTGTTCTTCATGTCTTGAACACTATCAGTATCAATTTCACAGTTGGCGAACAATAAGTAGGCATCGCTAAAGTAATCTAACTCATTAAGAGTATCAGAACACATTAAGTCGTAAGCGTCTATTAGGCTAATAACCTTCTCAAAGTCGCCCTCTAAAAAGTTGTTGTTGATGTACTCATTGATTTGAATGTACCCAAATACATTCTCTACAGTATCTATAAGTGTTAAGTCACCTACACTTGAACCTCTATACTCACTACAACCAACATCATCATATACCCAAGCTGTTACGGTAGTAACGAGTGTTACTGGATCCTGTTCTTCACAATAGCGTATGAAATATTTTAGGTTGTTCTCAACAGTACCATCATAAACGGCTATACTCTCTAAAGTGTTTAAGCACTTAAATCTTGTATGACCATCTTCATCTACGTACATGAGTTCATAAGCGCGACCATAAATACTTTGACTTTCAGCGATAGATAGGTCGTTATCAGCAGAATCATTGTAGTTCATAATGTCAGCAATTTCAGTATTTAAAGTATCATCTTGCGCTGAATAAGACACTGGTTTACCTACCATGTATGCCGATAGTGTATCAGTGATATATGCAGCATAAGCATGAGCCAATTTATTATTAGGTTTACTAATATCCTCAAAAGTACGATTAACAATCGTGTCATTCTTAGCTTTATAGTAGCGTTCTAGCTTTTTCAAGCGCGGCAACTCTTGTGCCTTGAACAACTCAATATATTTTTTAATTAGATCTAATGTTAATTTTCCTCTACAAGTAAACATTCGTCACCTCCTTTATAATCCTAATACTGCTTTATTCATTGTTTTTACTTTACCTTTTCTTACTTTCTGAATACCATATCTCATAGCGTCCATTAAGTGATTATATTTATCAATCGGCTCATTAGTGTACTCACCAGTTTGCTTATTCTTCTTCCAAGCGTAGTTGTTAAACTCCATAATGTGATTTTCACAACTAGGGAGCACGTATATCTTGAATTGTTGGATGTACTGTATTCCTTGAAGCACTGAACCTTTACCTTTCCAGCTTCTTTTAATTCGACTTATACCATACTGGGTTCTAAGCTCATCTATACTTTGTTGGTCTTGACAATCGGCTGTAATAACCTCTTTTTGAAAACCATGATATATAATTTCAGCAGCCAGTTGATTATTCAACAATCCCTTTTTATATATCTCATCAAATATCCATATCTCACGCTGATCTTCATTTACTACAAAAGCACTAAATGCTGCAGGGTCATTAGTATATCCGAAGTCCATTCCAAAACAAGCTATTCCAGTTTTAAGCTTTTCTCGCCAATCAAAGTCTTTAATCTCATATGCAAATATAAGCTTATCAAGAGTAGCAAAGTCACCCTCCACATATATCTTGTAGTAGATAGGGTTACTATCTTTCATAGCCATAAGTGAATCTATATAGCTTTGTGGTAAGAATTTATTATCTTTAAAAGTAGTCTTAAGCACGAACATATTAGCAGGAGTAGTCTCCGGTGCATCCCTATGAAAGTACTTGTATACCCAATTATCTTTTGATACTGGATTAAAGCTAAAATACATTTGTAGGTTATCAGCCTTAGCACGTAGACGTAAATCTAATTGACTAATATCATCTAACGTACATTCAGTACACTCTTCTACCCATATATCTGTAATACCTGCGATAGATTTAATTTTCTCAGGGTCGTCTAAACCTTTGAAAATAAAAATAGAGCCATTCATCAGCTCTATAGTTAAATCAGTCTTATTCACTTTGCATTGATCATATATTTTAAAAAATTGTAGCGTGTCCTTAATCATTTGAAACGTAGAGTCTTTAGATGTATTACCAACTTTACGTATGATTAATATTTTACGCTTACTACTCAAACCCTTAAGCACCAACTTTTGACTTAAAAAATGTGATTTACCGGAGCCCGCACCACCATATTCGCACTCATACCTATGTGAGTAATCAAATAAGTAAGGTAAGTAAGCGTCATTAAAAATTTGTGGATCTAGTTTTAATTCCATGCGCCACTCACCACTCTTAGGTAGTCCGGATATTGTTGTTGTATATTTAATAAGCCATAATACAGCATTAGGATAACAGCATCTAACCTCTCATCACGGTCATTATCAACCACAGTAACATCCATTATTCCTTTTGTCTGGTCCTGCTCATTAATCATCCAATCAACCATATTTAGTGCTGCGCCAACTAAAGCACTCACACCAGCGCATGCAACGTCTTGCCCAGCAGGAGCCATATGTGCGTGGCCCTCCACTCTAAAACCATTATTTCGTATAGTTGCTGTTATCATAACGTATCACCTTCTTTCGTGTTCTAATACCTCTATCGTTAATTGTGAGCGTCGTATAGACGTTTTATAGCGTTCAATGTTCAGATGTTAGGGTAAATCATAAGGCTTTTGTACGAGCGTGATAGCTAGGGTTATTTTTGTGTAAAAATATTTTGAGCAATGATTCACCCGCCCCCGCCATATGTCAAGGGTGGTGTACCCCATCTACGTACGCACCATCTACGTTGCTACGCTACTTTGTTTAGTCACACTGTTACTTTCATTTCAAAATTACAATTTACAAATAAACGAATACTATGTTTAACATAAATAAAAGAGCATAGCCAATGACTATCAAAGGCTACACTCTTTCATGTTCTTTATGTTACTATTCGCTAAAGAAAGCTATCGCGAAGAGTTACGTAACTATTAGGACTCACTGTCCGCCAGTGTGATAACAATTTCGCTAGGGTTTTGCGTAACGTCCACTTTCGTGTCTAAGTATCCATTCAGCTTGACGATATCCTCAGCAGCTTTCAAAGCCGTACGACTATCCTCACACCTCATAAGCTTTAGCATAGTTCTCAATGCTTCTGATAATCCATCTTGATATAATCTCTCACACGCTTGCTTATAAGCTTTCATAAACTTTTCATCATCAAACCATTTGTATAATGTTGACCTTGGAATGTCTAATGTCTCACACGCTTTAGTCTTATGTCCTCCGTTTGTAAGTAACTCTACAATCATATCCTTTTGTCTCTGATCTAACTCTTCACAGTAAGCAAACGTACCGTCTGCATTACGTGGTCTATCTTGTCTGTATCCTCTCTTGTATTGTCTTGGCATTTGCTCACGCTCCTTTCTGCAAAATAAAAAGAGATACTCTGCGATTGAGTACCTCTATTGTTTAGTTAGATATTTATTAAATAGATCTTCACTAGCTCTTGCTAGATTCTTTATAATATAATACTAGCATATATGCATAGGACATGCTAGGACATCTTTTCTAGCTTTTCATAGATTCTCTTGTATATCCTAGATGTATGCCTGTATGTATATCCTAATATGCAGGATATCTCTTCTAACGGCTTACAATCAATGTAATGCAATCTTATTAGCTTCTGTTCTTGATAGTCTAGCTTGCTAATCATGTCTATTACTTCTAACTCCTCCTCGGCTACTTTCCCCCATAATTCAATATACTTATCTCTTAGGTCTTTTAACTTACATAATGCTTCTGTAAGCTTATCATTATCCCCATGGCATATAGGCATGTTATCAAAGTTAGTACTGCTTACGCTAGTCATGCGCTCTTTTATTTCTGCTATTCTATATTCTAATTCTCTTGCTTGGTCTAGTAAGTTTGCATATCTTTGCAATTTCTGTTTAATAGTCAAATATAAGTCACCTCACAATTTTTATAAAAAGCGTGCATGAAATGCACATATTATTTTATTATTTATTCTTTACATTCTTGTTTGTGTCAACTTTCTGTTCAACTTGATGCAGTTTTGCTGTTACTTTGTTGTTGTAATTGCTGTTACTTTTGCTGTCATTCTGCTGTTATGTAGTAGCCTATAACTACTTGATAGTCATAGTGTAAAGGCTGTTACTTTTCGTACAGTTTTGCTGTTACTTTTGCTGTTATAAAACTAGCAGTTTTGTTGTTAAAAAACCTGTTCTATTTTTGAGCCATTTTTACAGCATTTTAGTAGCTATTTAAATGAATAATTATAAGTAAATATAAATAAATATTCTAAGCGATTTTGATTCCAAACAGTCCGAAAATTAACTCATTGTCACGAGGTTTCAAGTAGCTTTTAGTCATGTCGATACTCTTATGATGAGCTAACATTTGTGCCTCTTCCATAGTGAATGGTCTGCCTATTTCTTTACATAGGTAATGTGTTCCATCCGTAGTGTTTTGTAAAAAGGTATGCCTAAAGCTATGCGGTGTAAAGTATGGTGTGCTAGGATCTAGTTTCTTAAGTATTTTGCACATATCATTTACCCATCCTCGCAAGGTGCTAGTGGTTTTAGCTGGACCATACCTACTTTGCCAAAATGCTTCGCCTGGCTTCTTAACACCAAGGTGTAACTTTAGGCTTTCTTTGGCATGTTTATGTAGTAGTATGTATTCACTACTTCCGCCTTTACATATAACCTTTAAAAATCCTTTATGTGCTGTTTCTGTATCTCTAACTTGTAATACTTCATTGACACGTGCCCCTGTATCGTATAGGATATCTAATAGGCATAGATGCTGGTACATCTTATGCTCTAACAGATGTGACCTTAATAGGTCAATTTGTGTTTGGCTTAGGAAAGCATTCTCTTTGACGGGTTTCTTTTCTAAGCCTTTTATACGTGCTGCCGGATTTCTAAAGTACTCTTCATACTCGTCATCATCATCCTCAGCATAGCTCATCATGGTCCTTATTGCTGATAGCAGACGATTGATTCTAGCATTACTTGCGTTACGTTCTTCCACCATGAAAAATTTGAATTCATTAAAGTGCTTTTTCTTAAAATCCAAAACGCTCATATTGTCGTTAGATAATAAGTTCCAACAAAGGAAAAATCGTAGATCATAGCCATACTCCCTTATTGTTCGCTCTCCCTTTCTATCTGCCTTACAATTCCTTAAATACTGCTGCATTAAACGTTTGTTAATATCTAGTACGTTCTCCCACCGCTCTTTGGTGTATAATACTCTGCTCATTTTATTGCTCCTAACTAGTTATAGTTAACGTCCCCAAGATGTTTACCACTAGTCTAAAAGTCGAATTTGTTTGATGATTATAAATATTATATACTACTCTCCAATCAACATGTAGTAAACTACTTATAGAGAGGAGGTGAAATTATGCAAAGAACTACAAAACTTATAAATCTAGTTGATTCTTTAGACTATACTTTTAGCTACTTAGAAGTGACAAGTTGTCCTATATGCAAGGCTCATATTTCTCCACGTAATCTATCTTCAACACTCTTCAGAAAAGATAATGGCGAATATCATACATCTGTATTGAATTACTGTACAGCATGTAGTTCTACTTTTTTATCAGATTATATTGTGAAGCGTGATGCAAATGACACTAGAATGGATGGCTATAAGAGATTTTCTTCATGTATACCGCCAATTTGTGAACCAAATCGCTTTAAAGAAAAATCATTTGATGAGCATATTGGCAACTTATCTCCATCATTCGTAAAAATATACAATCAAGCTTTAGCTGCTGAATGTGCATCATTAGATGAAATTGCTGGACTAGGATATAGAAAGTCATTAGAATTTCTAATAAAAGATTTTGCAATTTCTGAACATCCTGATGATGAAGCAAAAATAAAATCCATGTTGCTTAGTCCTTGTATCAAAACTTATATTGATGATCCACGAATCAAAACATTAGCGGAAAAGTCTGCTTGGATTGGTAATGATGAAGCTCACTATGTAAGAAAACAGGAAGATAGAGACGTTTCTGATATGAAAAGCTTCATCACGGCCACTGTATACTTCATTTCAATGATACTTATTACAAAAGATGCAGAAACTATTTCTCCTAAATAATCTCATCATGCGAGAAACAACATACCCTATCTGTAATGTGTTGATCATTATAGAAAAAAGCAAATGGTTCTCCTGATACTGAGCTATAACCCACAACAACTCCCTTACCTTTAGTTTTGTGGGTTATTGTTTTTCCTAATAAATCTAATTCTATACAACTTGTCTCAACTATCCTTACGATATTCGTATTTAAGTGTTCCATCTAAATCCCTCCAAAAATCAGATTTTATTCACCTATTTCTATCTCAACCTTGCCTGTTCCATTCATTCTTACCGTAGCTGTTGAAGTTGGGTTATCATCTGCTACTGGCCCTATTGATTTATTCATAATGTCAGCTAATTCAACGATTGCTTTTACGTTGTCATAATCAGCTTGTGTTAATAAATTACTCCCACATTTAGGACATGGCTTGTTTAACCAATTAGAATAATCCTTAAGTTCCACTGACTGATCCATATAATCACATGTTGGGTTATCACACTTTATTCCACCTATTGCAAACTGTATTGCATCTTTCATACTTATTCCTCCTCGGTGTTTAAATCATAATAAATTCCCATACAGCCAAGTTCATCCAGCATTTCCTCTCTCATAACAGCTACTGCCTGTGTAGCATGTTCTCCTCTAGCTCCACAATATGGACAACCTATGTGTTTACAACTACCAGATAAATCTGCCCCTACAATAAATTCAAGTCCACATTCTGTGCATTCATATTTAACTAACCCATCCTGATAATAGTTTTCTCTGATTAATTTACTCAACTTTATCCCTCCAAACTTATATTTTATTAACTAAACATTCTAATGCTTCACATTCAGTTTTAAATAATGGTTGCTCACATTCTAAATTGAATGTTATACTTACTCGCTTTTTCTTATATTTATATGGTTTATTCGCTACGAAGCAATATATAAGTATACATCCACCTGTGATATGAAACTCTCTTACATTTACTTCTACCACTTCTTGTATTTCATTATCAGCATAGTAAAGTGTTTCTCCTAGCTCTATAGGTAGGACTAAGTCTCTTCTATCTATCTTCATTTTCTCTCACTCCAAACTCTGATTTTAATTAGTTAATACATTATCTAGTGTTTCAACATAAAGTTGGTCTTCCTCATATCCATGCAACACCCCTATAATCTCATAGAAAGATGTTCCATATGCTACATATTCACTAATCATAGGTAATCTTGAAAATCTTTCATTCTCAATTATTGCTATAGTTTTTTTTGTTTTTTCATCTACAATTCTTATTTTCTTATTCATTTAAACGCACCCTTTCAAATTCTTATTTTGATGTACTTTCCTATAAACTTGATTACTTTTACAAAAAACTACATTTATTAAATATAATTTTTGTAATATTATAAATATAATAATTATTATTAAATGGAGGTGTAGCAATGAATCTAGATATTTTTAGAAAATATGAATTTCTTTTTCTGTATGCTGTATTTATAGCTGCCCTATATGTTACTTGTAAAATACTATATATTTAATCCATTACTCTCCACCATGCCCTATATCTAGGGGCTTATTTTATTTAAAAGCATCTCACCTTTTAACGCATAAACTTTATATTTAGGTATATATTAATAATGTAACGATTATACTTATGCCAACAGACATTTATTCAATCTCTAACTAAGTTTCCAGGCCCCTTATTGGGGCCATTAGTATTTAAAAATTCATTTTGTTAATATAGCTTTAACTGCTCTGGATAAGGCTTGTAGTTTATTCCCATGTAGTCCATTACTTCGCCCAATCCTAACTTATTAATACAATAGTCATAAATCTTCGGATGATTCTTAGCCATTCTTGTAAATCTGTTATCCCATGGTGGCTCAAATTGAATACCGTATAAGCAAAACATGCATCCAGTCCTATCCTCTCCACTTGTAAAACATTTGCCCCATTAGGGCACTCTATATCTCCATATTCTTCTGCATAATCTATATTGTTTGTCTTAACATATGTTAGTATGTCCTGGTCTGTCCAAAATGCCATAGGAACACATTTAGGATGTTCTAAGCTATGCATCTTGCAACCATGCTTTACATATAGATCACGTCTATTTCTGCTTTCTCCTACCATTTCTGCTGTTATGGGCTTTAAACCTGTCTCTTTATCAAACTTATGAAAAGGTTTCTTCTTGATCACGTCACAACATTTATTACTTACTTCAAAAGGAGCATCTAAAAGTATTTTCCACCTTTCACTAAGCTTGCCTGCTGTTCCTTTTTCATCTCCATGAAGTAACTTATTTCTGTATTTGTCAGTTAAATTGTTATGCCTTAGTTTGTATACTGCTAAAGACTGTGCCTTGCTTACTACTGGATAACCATACTTTTCTAGTACTTGCTTAAAAGACATATCAGGCTTTAAAGTTATTGTTGCATACTTTAATCCCATCATTCTTACACTTGGGTACTCTAATCCTGTATCCACAAATACTATAGGCATAGGGCTCATTTCTGATTTATTTTTATGGTATATATCAACTAGAACCCTTGAACCTAAACCACCACTATAACTTATGTACGCTCCATCATGTGACCAGCTAGCCATTGTTTCAACTGTATGTTGTATCTTCCAGGCTAAAGGCATCTTTAACCTTTGCTCTAAGATCTTATTGTTATCCATGCCCTCACTTCCTACCTAAACAAAAGTCAATTTTAAAACTCCTCGAAATAACTATCTAATGTATCTTTGTTAATCTTTATATAACCGTACTTATCTTTTTCTAACTGTCTCAGAAAAACTTCATCCCATGTTTCAATATAATCTTCAATAAACCATTCGCTACCTTTATCTACACTAAAGCTTTCATTCTCAATTTCAAATCCATCATCATCTACTAATTGAACTTGAAACCCTTCTGTACATCTATAATTCATACTCTCACCTTCTTAAAAGATTAATTTGTACTTCAATTTTCCTTTATCTTCCGCTTGTCTCCTAATTAACTTCCATATATACTTGTCTAGGGATAGAGTTTCGAGTATATTTTTATCAAAAAGGCCTAGTATTTTCTAGTGCCTTTTTGTGCTACTATCAAAAAATTTTATCTGCATTTCTATTAATCAATAGTCTTTACATCCACCGGAATCCACATCTTAGGATTATAATTGAGAGTGTATTTGTATTTTGATACATTCTTTACGCCTAGCTGCTCTACTACATATGTAACATTATCACTTAGCCCTACGAAGTGTTTCTGATAATACCCATTTTCATCTTCTACAATAACTTCTAACTGATTGTCTGCTGCATCTGCTGTTATAGACATTTTCCCGGTCATTTGAAAAAGCACATCACCTTCAATACAATTAATTACTGTAAGCTGTCTAATCACATTAAAGTTATCAGCTTCTTGTGATAGGTTGTACGATACTCTTTGTGATTCTGTTTGGCACCCTACAAATACTGTTGCCATTATTAACATTGCTGCTACCACTACTATTATTTTTTTCATCTTATTTTCCTCCGTTTAAAAAAGTTATTTTATTATCCTTATTGCTTCAACCTTCCAGCCTATTTGCATTATGTATATTTTTCGCTTGCCTTCTTCTTGGAAATAGAATTCATAGCAAGGTTCCCAACCTTCGCTTTCATAGCAACTCCATCCACCACTTTTAGGATTGTAAAAACCTTCTTGTTGTAAACCACCTTTATACTTGCCAATTAGTGTAATTAGACCATCTAATGCTTTAATATCTATTTCTATGTTTGCGCCTGGTTCCACTGATTTAATAAGTTCAAACATTTCTTTATCAATCATTCCTCTTCCTCCTCGCAAGCATCTGGCCCTTCTCCGTATTCTTCAGCACAAGCCTTGCTGCTAGGATATAGAAACATACAAGGTCCTTCTGTAATGCTGCATTCCCATCCATGCCATTCATCCGTTTGCTTTGCACATCTACAACTCACGTTCATTCCCCCTATCAACAAAAAACACTTTGTTCTATGTATTGCTAATAACTGGCATTTCATATTTCTCTAATGCATACTTCATCCAAAACTCATACCAAATAAGTCTAGCGTAAAACCAGTCAAATCCTTGCTGTTTTTCATACGTTTCTCGTTCATTCCAACTCATGTCTTTATAGTTTTCTGGTTCTGTATATTCATATGGTATCTTTTGTTTGCATTCCGGATAATCTAATTCCCATTTTTCTTTTGCTGTAACTACTGCCTTTAAATGCCTTTTTTCAAGCGGTACGCAACCAGGATGATGCCTTAATATGCCATCCTCTTTATCATAAAACAGATTATAAAGCCCTGTTTCTCTACAAAAATTAGCCATTTGAGAATATCCAGGATGTCTCCCATTGCCTTGACCACTAATATCTCCATACCCGAAGTTAGGCGCTTCTTCATTTACTTCTCCTTCGGCTTCAACGCTTACATATGCGTCTCCTTCTTCATTGCTATATGAAATAATAGCTTTACCAATATAAATGCTATAGCTCACCTTTATACCTCCCTTAATAAAAATCAACTTTTAACAACCTTAACTATATGTTGATAGTAGTAACACTCTTCCATGTACCCTTTAATTTTCCCGTAGAAGTAATTGTCGAATGTCCTTGTTACCTCTATTTCAACTGCGTTGTCGTAGCTTATTTTGTAGTCAACTATTTGCCCTGACTTGATGTTATCCTTAAGCCATGCAATCCTACTTTTGCTTTTAATAACTGCTTCATCTAACTCTATTTTCAGCTCTTGACATGGTTTTTCTTTTAGCTTAGTCTTATCTGACTTTGCTATCTTAACGGCCATCTTTTGTGCTTTCTTAGCTGTGTTGTATAGCTCTGCATCTGTTCCTTCAACTAATTCAAGCCTTTGTTGTGCTGCAAAAACAGATATGTTGGGAAACAAGGCTTCATTTGCATCCTTTAGTGTACATTTGTTATTAATTATGTACCTCGCTATAATAATCCCCTCTTTTGCTCTATTAGGGTTGCGTGCTGGCATATTTACACCCCCTTACTGTTTTCTTCGATTAACCTGTTAATATACCATACTGCCTTTTTTAAGTCCTCTACACCGTTTTTGTGCTTCCAGCGCCACAAATACTTAACTGCATTAGCTGTGCATATAGCGTCTAAGCCTTGCAGGTCGCTTGTAATGTCTTGTAATATATCTATGCATTCATACTTGCCATGCGTGTAATGGCTCGGGTGATTAACATTGTCATCTAACGACTCTTTTACTACTTCAAACCTAGACTTACTCAAACTAACAGGAAGATTCCCATCATTAAGTATCATATATAATGTTGGGTATTCTTCTAAAACTTCATATATGTTATTTTCATTTATGCCAACTATAGGAATGCTATTAATACATCTAACCTTCATCAATCTTGCTCCTTTCATACTTTGCCTTAGCTTCTAAGTGGTCTAGCACTGCATAAACTAGACTTTGCCATAAGCCACTACCTTTATATCTGTTGCATATAGTAGGCAGCTCCTGTGCCAACTTATCAAAGTCAGTATTGTCATAGTTTTCTTCTAGCCACTTATAAGCATCATCAAACATTTGTCTTTCTTTTAGCATCTAACCACCTTCTAGAATGGAAATTTTTCTTGTCTTATTTGCTGTTTAATCTTTTCAACTTGCTCTGGTTTCCATGTATATTGTGGTCTGGCTCCTGCTATAAATATCTTGTTAACAGTATCAAAGTCAGCTCCTATTCTGAACGTATCTCCTGTAGGCCTATCCTTTGTACAGCTAATATAACTGTTATAAATATGTTGTCCACCAGCTTCTGCCTTTTGCATTTCATCTGCCGTTGCCCTTCTAACTGTAATTACTACACTGGCTAGGTTTACTACGTTAAATGATCCTGATACGTCTTTATTCTGTATGTCTAATTCGCTAGATTTATTAGGATGTGCTATTAATACAACTGTAACATTATAGTTTTTACAAAACTGCACCAGAGCATTAGTTAATTCTGTTTGTATGGAATTGAGCTTTTGGGTTTCTATTTCGCATGTTAAAGTCATAAGGTTATCTAAGAAAAACACTGTTACACCTTTTTCTTTATGCATACCCTCTAGCATTTCAATTACACTTTCTACTAGGTTGTTTTTCTTGAATTGCCCATCAAATATAAAGTATTTATTTTTAAGCCACTTCTTAATTTGATGATCTGTTTCATATGTAACCGAGTAATCAAAATCAAATGCTGAATACCTTCCACCATACAGTTTTCTTGGAGTCTTAATTATGTCTTTTTGATCTGCAAGCTTAAGCTCTAGCTTACTTAAAAACCTTTCCTTTGTTTCTTCACCAGCGTAATAAAACACCTTGCCATCTTGTTGTACTACGCTCAAACTTAGTTGCATTGCAAATTCACTTTTACCGTTTCCTGTATGTCCTGTTATTAGCCATAAGCCACCACTTTCAAGCCCTCCAGTTTTGCCATCTATCATGTCTATTTGAGTGAAATACTTCCGTATTTTAGTCTTATCCTCTGACTTCACGCTTGATATATCAGTTACACCAGGTATGCTTACATCTTCTAAATCAGTCATTAGTGCCGCCAACATATCGCTTGTAGCTTCTTCACCATACTTGACTAAAAACTCATTTACAGACCTGCAGTCTCGCAAGTAGCTAAGACTTATGGTTTTAACTTCTACATTGTCGTTACATATGCGTTTATTTGCTTCGTATAGCCATCTTTGAGTGTCGGATGTATTAATTAACACCACTCTGTTAAACTCGTGTATAAAATCAAATGCATTGCTTATAGACACATATTCATCTAAGTTATCAATCAAAGCTATAACGTTGTATTCAAGTGGTCTTACTTGGGCTATGGTTAATAAATCCCACTCATTTGTTGTTATATAAAGTACACTTCTATCTTCATTACACCTATGTATCCCCATTGGGAAAGGTGAAAGCCGTTCAAATGTCAAAGGGTTGTGCGTTATACCTACCTTTGCTTTGTTACTAAGATAATCTATAGACTTGCTATATCGTAGTCCTTTGTCAAAATCCATATCATCATAGCAATTAACAAGCAATTTTTGCCCTGTATCCGTACAACCATATAGACCACAAGCTACGGCACTATCTATATGCTTATCTTCTAAAATCATCTAATCACCTACATTGCGTCAATTGGCATATATCCGTTTTGATCTAAGTTAACAGCGTTATTAGATACAGCAGGTTCTGATTTCTTATTTCTGTTTTCCCAAGTTCTAATAGCTGCTTTCCAATCCTTCATTTTTGTGTTTCCTACTTTCCATCCCTTAGAAGAATAGAAATCAATAAACCTTTGTGCATCTATTCCGTTATTTCTCTCGCCACAATAAAGTTGTACTTCTTCAAGAGTAGGAGGAGTGAAACGACATATATTATTATTCTTTTCTTTCTTTAAATTCTTGTTTGTGTCAACTTGCTGTTTATTTGCTGTCACTTTGTTGTCAATTTGCTGTTCATCTGATGTTATTTTGCTGTCAACATCTTCTTCTCTTGATTGGTATATCTCCCAATTTTCAATGGTTATAACTCTATATTTGCTGTTCATTTTCATTGATATTATGTTTAGTTTTTCTAATGCTTTTAAGTAGTTGTCTGTAGTGCTTTCTTTTAGCCCTAATTCACTTGCTGCTTTCTTTCTTCCAGTAACAAATTGTCCAGGTATAAGCTCTATATTACTGAGTCCAATAACTTGTTCGCGTTCCTTGTGAGAAGCCTTTAATAAGCACCATATAAATACCTTTAAAAGCTTCTCATTTTCAAAAACGCTACTGGAAAGAAGTTTTCTGTGTAATCTTACCCATCCTTCCATAATTACCTCCTAAAATGGCATGTCATCCTCTTCCTCATTATTAGTTGGCGCCATATCACGATCATGAATTACTCCTTGTAATAATTTATCCTTTGGAGCATCAACACCCTTTCGTGCCTTGTCTACAGTCACAAAATAACGACATTTAGTAGAGAACTTAAGCTCTTGGTTGTTGTTCTTGTATTCCTCTCTACCGAATACACCGCCAACTAATTTGCCTTTAAACTGTGGACCAAAGTCCTCACCCCACTTAATAGCAAACCCACCATTAGACTTTTCTGCTGAGTCACAGAATGTCTTAAATCCGGTGCTTGTATTTCCGTCTTTATCTTCAACTACAACATAAACCATGCAACCCCATTTTTTATCAGCCCTTGTGTCTGAATCGAATTGTTTTTTGTAATAGCCAGCTTGTTCACCTTCTGCAATATCTAGCGCTATTTTAAGCATATCTTTACCCGTACTGCTCTTTGTTTCTTCTAGCTTAATAATCTTACAAACATGTCCACCTAATTTAAGTGGTTCAAATGCTCCTTGTACTGCTGTGTTGTCATAGTTGTTTGGTTTTTTCATAGTTATCTATCTCCTTTTATTTAAAATAGTCCTTGTTTTAATTTTTCGATTAAACAACCTGTTAGAGTTGTGTAAATCCAGTATCCACTAGCTGTAGTATCTTTTAAGTAGTTAACATGTAAGTCGTACTTATGTTCAAACTTGGTCAAGCTGGCTCTAAATGCCTTTTTATTAAACTTAGTGCCATAATTACCTCTCTCAATATCATCAAAGCTTGTATTTTCTATTAGCAAATAAATCTTGCCCTTAGAACGTTCAAATTCTGACTCAAATCTATCTCTGTTGTGAGTGAGATTGCCACTTAATTCGTTTAAATTAGCCTTTCTTTCAATAGTGATAATGTCTGTTAGGTATAAATCTCGATAAGCTGCTGGGCTTTCTATTCTTATACTGTAATCTCCATAATCTAGCTTTTCGGTGGCCCACTTGATTCCTTTTTGATTAAAGTAATCTGTGATATGCTTGTTTTCTTTTTCTCTTGTATCTACAAGAATCACAGCAGTATCAACTATTGCTTTTATTTCTTTTTCTGTATACTTGTAAATGCTAACCACCCCTTAAAGCTCCCAATATTCTCTAATTGTTTTGTCCACCAGCTTTAAGTCGTTATCTATTTCTTTATCAAACATTTCTAAAGGACTCTTAGCTGTGGTATAACCATCACTTTGAGTAATAAACTTATAATTAGATCCATCTGTCTGAGCTAGTAATACAATACTGAATAATCCTTCTACAGTTAGCTGATTATCTAGCATCTTCCCACTCGTTTTAGCTTTTATTCTCCCACTTTCATCAACTTCTGTATGATGTAAAAAGTAAACAATTACGTCTGCTGGTGTATCTGTGATGATATATGTAAGCAAGTTTTTAAAGTCTAGCGCTATATCCGTAAACTTTCCGTAGCCTGTTTCCTTGGCCCTGTCAAACATGCCAAATGCCATTAAATACTGACTATCATCTATTGCATAAGATTTAAGTGTAGGAGCCTTTAGAGCCTTATATATTTTTTGATAGCTAGCATTGTCAACCTTTGGCAATTTCTTTCTAAATGGAAGCGGCTTACTTGCTACATTTAAAATTCCAATTTCTCCTTCTTCAAAATTTCTTAAGCTTGTACTTTTACCTGAGCCACTTGGACCCATTACCATTACTGGTATTCCCATCAAACCACGTCCCTTCTAATACAAACAATGCTTATGAAAAACATCTACTTGCAATTTGCCTAAGCCATCTACATTCTTTAAATATGCTTCTTGGCCTTTAACTATAAGTGTGTTGCAATCTCTGCACCACCCAGCATAAATAACACCGTTAATCTTAGTTTCTAGCTTTCTTTTAGCTTCATCCTCTTGCTCTTGTGTGTAGTCAAGTTCTAGCTTATGTATGCCAGCATTAGGCCCATTCAAGCATAATGTTTCTATTACCTTACCCATTACAGCACCACCAAATTACGCTTTAAATAAGCTTCTAAGCAATCAATATGTATCATTCTATCGCCATGCATTATTACGCTCATTCCTTTGTATAAGTCCTTATGGCATCCGCAATCACATGCACCCATGTAGTTAGCTTGATAATCTAGCTCTCTAGGAGTTTCTAAATGAATAATTATGTGTGTATTACCAACACGCTTAAGTTGCCTGTTCTTTGCCTTTAACATTTTAATGGCATTTTGATTCCTACATATCTCTAGCTGTGTACTAAGCTTCACCATGGCACCTCTTTTCATAGCATTTACGATAATCTTTAACCTGGTTGTAAGTTAAGCCTGTAGCTCTGCAAATATCTATATTCACCATGTTAGCTGCAAACATATTAAATACTTCTTGCTGTTCTGCTTCGTTTGTTACGCTTGCTTTCTCGTCTATCGTAGGCATATGTATTCTCCCTTCTTATTCCATTTTTATTTATGTCTATAACTATTTGTCTTTCATTGTTTAACCAGTTTATGTACTTAGCTTTATCTCTACATGGCCCTCTACACCAATAGCCACTGTCAGAGCAATATCTACAAGGGCTGTCCATCTACCTCACCCCTAGCCTTTTTATTAATTTTTCAAAGCCTTTACGTCCTCCAACTTGAACATACTTCTTTCGGTTTTCTCTGCCGTGTTTGGCTATCTCTGCTACTGCCAAAAGTCTTATTGTGCTTTTAATAATGTCGTTTGTATATCCTAATTTTCTCAACTGCTTTGCATCTATAAAAAACTTATAATTTTGCGCTTTTATTAACTCATCAAGCAAATACTTTAAAAAATCTTCTTCAGCTAAAGTTAATTCGTTTATTAAATTATTAATATCTCTCATTGCACCACGCTCCTTTTTGTGGCATAATAAATTAAATGAATTTTTTCTTGTACGCATTATTTAAGTTGGCGCTTAAGTAATGCTTTTTCTTTTTAGTCAAATCTTCTCACTCTTACTTTAGGTTTATTGTTGCTCGGCTTAGTTTCATAAAACCTCTTAGATTGCTTAGATTCTTTGATAAGCTTTGCTAATTTTTTATTACTTGCTTCTGCAAGCTCATTAGGCTTAATTGTTTTCACGTTTCTTCATCTCCCTTTTGGCAATTAAAGGTTGTCCAACTTTCCAAGATGTGATTAAGATTGCTGATAAAGCTAATATGTATTCCCATGTCATAGCAGCACCGCCAGTACAAAAATAAATACGAATGATGTAACACCTGCTAAAACGTCCGCTAAAATCTCAAGCTTTGGTTCTCCTCTACATAGCTCTTTAAACTCGTCTAGCATTAAAGCTTTTCTAAGCATTAGATCAACTCCTTTGTTAATTATTAGAATTGTGTTAAAATTTATTTATCAGCTTGGCAGAGCTGAAATACAAAAGAAAGGTGGTACAAGATATGAATAGAACTCCTGTTTCTTCTAGCAACATATCATCTATTGGTTATGATCCATCTACATCTACTCTTGAAGTAGCTTTTAATTCTGGTGGTGTATATCAATACTATAATGTTCCTAGTAATGAATACTCAGCTTTAATGAATGCTTCTTCTCACGGTAGCTACTTAGCTCACCATATCAAGGGCAGATACCAATATAGACAAATCTAATCTATAACCACCAATATAATTGCTGGGCCATTCACCTTTACCTGAACATCTTTATATGGTTCAGCAATTGTTTTTTCTATACCTTCTCTTCTTGACAATTCTTCAACTAACTCTTTTGTTGTAAACCGACTTAAGTTATTCTCTTTCATGGTTCTACTCCTCCTATTCATTAACAATCTCACTAATTTCCCCTTGAACTCTCCAGTACTCTCCATAAATAAGTTCTGCCATTTCTGCTATTGTTAGGGGTCTTTTTTCACCTGTTGAATCATCTGTGGTTGTATATTCAGCCGCTTCAAGAATATATTCACCAAATTCATTTACTAGAGCTTCAATAGCTTTCTTGTTTTCTTCATCAATATCACGCTTAATAACTTCAATAATTTCTTGCTTACGTTCATCCTTTGATAAGCTGCAATCACTTAGGCTTATAAAATTACACTCAACGGCTTTCTCTACTACTTTTTCAATCACTTCTCTTTTCATTCCTATACCCTCATTTCTCTATTCTCTAAAAATTTACCTATAAAATAAGCTTGTCCTTTTGGTGTAACATATGTAGTAAAGTTGGTATGCAAGTTGCCTTCTTTGTCTTGATTAATCCTTTCAACAAGTTCAAGCACCTTTAAATTAATAGCTTTTTGAGTAGCCTTAGTAGAATTTTTTTCAACGTAACCATTTTCTCTTAGCCACGTATACAAACTTCTTTCGCCTATTTTGATACCATTTTGAGATATTAACCTAGCAAGCTCACGAACTAATATAGAATTCTTAGAAGCTGTTATGGCATTTGCAAAGGCTACTTTCGGTTCTTGTTCTTCTAGCAGCTTTCTATTTTTAGCATTTTCAAGCTCAATAACCTTTTTCTCCTCTTGCTCTTTAATCCATGCCTTAGCACGTTCTACTGGATCATCAATCATATATGAGTCTTTCTTAAGTGTTTTGTTTTCTTTCTCTAGCTTCTCTATGTACTGTGTTGTCTTAAATCTTACAACTGCTGATTCTTTGTTGAGCATTTGAAGAACACCGGCTTTATTTAGTGAGTAGCAAGGTCTTGTTTCACCTTTGCCATCTTTGTAACTAACCTCCACAAAATTGTGGGCGTTGATATTTGCGTTTTCTAATGCCTGTATTTCGCTTCTAATGTCCCTAAGAAGAACGTCATGTCTTTTATCCGTTGTATTACCTTCTTCTTTTCTAAACTGATTAATCAATTGTGTTAGTTCTAAACTTGTAATGCTAATGCCTGCTTGTCCATCGGCACCTTTTAAAATAACTTCTGTTTGATCTCCTTGTTCTAATGCACTACTCATTTGCTTGTTCATGCTGTTTCTCCTTTCTGATTTTTAAGCCATGTTATAAAATCTTTTTTTATAACCCTAAGCTTTTTTTCGCCTAGTCTAAAGCTTGGGAACCCATCACTATGGAATATGTTATAGGCTTCTGTTTTTGATACTTTTAATAACTTACTAACTTCTAATGGAGATAGACATTCAATTCCATCTTGATCAATAATTTCATAATTCATAGCATCCTCATTTCTAAAAGTTATCATTTAACATAACCACAGGTTAAGTTGATAACAAAAAAATTATTCTAAAATATCAATCTCTAAAATTTTTCCTAGTTTAATCAGATTATCTAATGACATTTTCTTTTTCCCACTCTCTAGTTGGCAAATAAATGATGGAGATACGTCTAGTAATTTAGCGATATCGCTTTGTAATAGCCCCTTATTTTCTCTTGATTTCTTAATCCTTTCTCCTAATTTAACCCAGTTCAGAAAAATCACTCCTTTCTTTAAAAAAAATGTTGACAATTAACCTACAGTAAATTATTATAATAAATGTAGGTAAATTAACTATAGGTTAATCATTTGTATTACAACAAGAAATATATGTACTTGGGGAAGTCCTTTGTTTCTTGTAGTTATATATTAACTTAACCTGTGGTAATATGTCAATACCTAAATTTATATTTTTGAAAGAGGTGTCAAATATGAACTTAGGTCAAAAAATTAAAGACCTTAGAGAAAACCGTGGGTTGAAGCAACAAGAATTAGCAGAATCTATTGGAATAACAGCTTCTATGATATCAATGTATGAGTCAAATAAAAAGAAACCAGGGAGAGAGAATATCGTTAAACTTGCAAATGTTCTAAATGTAGATCCTAATTATCTAATGTACGAAGACGTAAAAACTCTTACCGATAAAGATAAAAGAGATGTTGCAAAAACACTAGATAAAATTATGGGAGATCTTAATGATGGCACAAATGCACCTCTATTTTATGGAGATGAAATGTCTGAAACAGATAGGATGCTTTTAAAAAATGCTCTTGGTAATGCTTTAGAAATATTAAAAATTAAAAATAAGGAGAAGTATACACCTAAAAAATACAAAAAGTAGGGGGATCCGGATTGAATAATCAATTTATTCTAAACAAAATAAATCGTATACTCAAATCCTTTAAAACTGGTGACTTATATGAGCTTGCTGACTTCTTAAATATAACAGTGTTAGAGGACGATTTAGGTGAAATGGGTGGATTTTATTTCTATGTAGTAAAAAACAAGTTGATACTCTTGAATTGCAACTTATCAGAAGCACATAAAAAAATTGTTTTGGCTCATGAAATTTCACATGCAATACTTCACACTAAATTAAATTGTGCATTTTATAAAACACATACACTTATGAGTACTGCAAAAATAGAGAATGAAGCAAATTATTGCGGTGCCATTCTTTTAAAAGAATTAAAAGTCTTGAATGATGAAATGTTTTGTATTTATTCAAAAGAAATTACCGAAAAAGACGAAGGGTTTATTAAAATAATGAACGAACTTAGGACTCAGCTAGAACAAATATGTTAAGGAGTTGATTTATATGGCTAAGAAAAATGCCAATGGTGATGGATCTATCTTTTTAAGGAAAGATGGGCGATGGTGTGGAGCTATAACTATTGGATTAGATGAAAATGGTGTGCAAAAAAAGAAATATATTTATGACAGAGATAGGGATGAGCTTAGAAAAAAAATGCTTGCACTTCAAAATGATATCTCCATAAATGGTGGATATGTTAGAGATGATATAATAACTTTGAATCAGTGGGGTAAAACTTATCTTAATGAATTTGTAAAAAGCTCTGTTAGGCCAAGTACTTATGATTCCTATGAAGTAATACTAAGGAGACATATAAACAACGACTCAATAGGAACAATGAAGTTAAAAGATATCAAATCATTTCATCTTCAAAAGTTTTTAAATTCAAAATCCAGTCTATCTAAAAGCTATATCAAAAAAATGCATATGCTACTAGATATGTTCTTTAGTAATGCAGTTAAAAATGATTTAATACCTAAAAATCCAATGGATGCAGTTAATATGCCTAAATCTCAAAAACAAGTTAAAGATGTTAGAGCACTAACTCGACAAGAGCAATCAGAATATATGAAACAGCTTGAGAGCACTCGTTTAAAACCGTTGTTTTTAACCTGCTTATTTACAGGTATGCGCATGGGAGAACTAATGGCCTTAGATTGGGATCATGTGAATTTTAAAAAAGGAGAAATTAAAGTTGAGTTTAGCTATAAAGAAGTTAGGATGCACGACCAAAAAGAACCGTATTGGAAATTACTTAAGCAACCCCCAAAAACTAGTAGTGGACTAAGAACAATCCCTATTCCACAAGAAATTGTAAAAATGCTTAAGTCTCACAAAACTGCTCAGGATAAATTATCATTAAAACTAGGCAAAGATGAATTTAACAAAGAGAAACTTGTATTCTGTAGCGAGGTTGGAACTCCACTATCTAGTAGAAATATACAGAGAACACATTATTCTATATGCAACAAAATAGGGTTAAGCGGAATAGGGTTTCATGCCCTTAGACATACATTTGCTACACGCATGATAGAAGAAAATGTACCTGTAAAAACAGTACAATATTGGATTGGTCACAGCTCTATTGAAATCACATACAATATATACGTACATGTACAGGAAGAAAACAAAAAAGCCGCTGCACAAGTGCAAAGCGACCTTTTCAAAAACCTTTTATAG